AACTGAATTGCTACTACATAAACCAAGAGATGCTACACCAGAAGAAGTTAAAGAATGGCAGAATGGTGGAGACTTTTTTATGACAGGAAAATTTGATGCTATGAAAGCTTTTGTAGTAATTCCTACAATTATACAAATGGTAGTAATTGGTGGAATGATGATGGCATTTGTATTAATAGGAACAGGAATAGGATTAGAAAAATGATAGAAATATACGGTAAAGAACAATGCCCTTTTTGCGATATGGCAAAAGTGTTATGTACTCAAAAATTAAAAGAATGGAAATACTTTCAGTTAGGAAAAGATTTCAGTAGAGAAGATATGATTAAAAAGTTTCCAACTGCAAGGACGTTTCCACAAATTATTATAGATGGCGATGAAATCGGCGGATACGACCAATTAAAAGAAAAACTAGGATAAGGAGTTAAAATGAATGAAATCACAATAGATTGTGAATATTGTTTTAATCGTAGTTATGTTGAATTTGAAGAAGCACATGAAGGACCTATATATTGTCCTAAATGCGGAAGCGCAGTAGTAGAGGAAGATAACGATCTTGATTTTGATGTATAAATACATATATGGAATGGAAATATAATGGTCGATTTTGGGAACCACCATCTGAGTTTAGCTCAGATGTGTATTATGGGTTTGTTTATTTAATTACTAATAGAGCAACTAATAAAAAATATGTCGGAAAAAAATTCTTTTGGTTTAAAAAGACCTTACCAATTACAAAAACAAGAAAACGTAGAAAAAAACTATTGGTTGAATCCGATTGGAAAGATTACTACGGATCTAATAAACACCTTAAAAGCGACGTTGAATCTCAAGGACCTGAAATGTTCTATAGAGAAATACTACATTTATGTAAAACAAAAGGGGAATGTGCATATATGGAAGCAAAGGAACAATTTGATAGAGAAGTGCTATTAACAGAAGATTATTACAATGGAATTATTTCGTGTAAAATCGGTGGACAAACCGTAAAAACATTAAAATAACTCTGTACATTTAACTCAAACTATGGTATAATATCTAAAATGGGAGAATTAATACAATTCCCTACAGGTGAAATAATCACCAGGGAAAAGACTGAAGAAGAAATCATTAGAGATATTTCGGAAAGCTTAGTAGAAATATCACAGCATTTATTTGATATAATTGATGATGAAATAGATGCGATTTCTAAACATGATGTTAATCTATTAGTTGGTATAGATCTCAGAGATGAAACATATAGAGAAAGTCGTGATGCTTTCGTCGTAGTAAATTTACTATATGCCTTATTATCTAGATATGTGGGCATGGAACATTCACTTCATAAGGATCTTGATAGCCTCTATATTAAAATAAAAGCGATGAATAAAAAAAAATGATATTACTTGATTATAGCCAAATTGCACTTTCGAATATTATAGTGCAGAAATTAAACGATGAATCTATGATTCGACATATGATTCTAAACAGTATAAGAATGTATAACAAACGTTATAGAGACGAATACGGACAAATGGTAATATGTGCCGACGGTATGAATACCTGGCGTAAAGATTACTATCCATACTACAAAGCAAAACGCAAAAAGAATAGAGAAGCTTCTTCCCAAGATTGGAATGAAATCTTTAGAATATTACATTTAGTGCGTGACGAAATTAAAGAAAATCTTCCATATAAAGTAGTACACATGGAAGGTGTAGAAGCTGATGATGTAATAGCATCACTAGTTTTACAATCACAAGAGTTTGGAATGAATGAACCTATGATGATAATATCATCTGATAAGGATTTTATTCAATTACAAAAGTTTAACAATGTTAAACAATTTTCACCTATTCAAAAGAAATTTGTGAAGGATGAAAATCCTAGAACATATCTTTTTAATCATATAATGAAAGGTGATACAGGGGATGGCATCCCAAATGTTTTATCTGATGATGATACATTTGTTTCTGATAAAAAGCAAACGCCATTAAGAAAAACTAGGATAGCTGAATGGTTAGAAAATTCAGATGACTTAAGATCAGTAATGGACGATGAAATATATCGTAATTATCAAAGGAATAGAACATTAATTGATTTAACAGAAGTCCCAGAAACTATCCAGAAAAACATTATAAATAGTTATAACGAGCAAAAAGTAGCAATGAAAATGCGAGTTTTAAATTATTTAATTAAAAAAAGATGCAATCTATTGATTGAAGTTGTGGAGGAATTTTATAACAATGAAAAAATTATTGCCTGAAATATTTAAGGAAGCTAATAAATTAGCAACCAGAGAAGAAAGAATCACCTTTCTGAGAGAACATGATAGCCCAGCATTACGGGATATCATCCGAATCGCATTCGACAAAGATGTCGTATGTGTCATGCCAGAAGGAGCACCGCCTTATAAACCAGACGATGCACCCGAAGGACACGCACCCAGTTCACTATATAAAAGATTTAGAGAATTTAATCTCTACTTTAAAGGGCCAGTCGCTGATAAGATGAAGCCTTTAAGGAGAGAAACCAAGTTTATCCAGCTGTTGGAAAGTGTTCATCACACCGAAGCTGAGTTATTCATTAGAGCAAAAGATAAAATTTTGCATAAAAAACTAATGGGAATAACTAGAAAACTTTGTCAGGATGCATTTCCTGGTTTGATAGCAAAGTAATAAAAAGCTATATTATGATAGTATCAATATTAACAACATTAAGGAACATGCTTATGAATTGTCAATCCATTGAACGTCTTAAAAGAGATAAAAAAGAGACACTACACTATCGAAAGAAATTACTGAAAAGAGGTAAAGATGTATTAGCTGCTAAGATGCTTAAAAAGGCATCTTATATAGATCAACATCTAACCGAAATGAAAGCTATACAAATGGGAGGAAAATAGGACTCACAAGAAAAGTACAGGGAAACCTGTACTTTTCCACTAAACTGTGGTATAATACTATATTATGAACATTTTTATATTAGATAATGATCCAGTGAAAGCAGCACAGCAACAGTGCGATAAACACATACCAAAAATGATTGTTGAGTCAGGCCAAATGCTCTCAACAACTCATAGAATGTTAGATGGAACCTTGGAAAAAAGACCATCTAAATCCGGTAAGAGAATGGTCAATTATTACAAACTAAATAACGAAAGGCGTGAGAATTTGTTGTACAAAGCTGTACATTTCAATCACCCTTGTACCGTATGGACAAGAGAATCATCACAAAATTACAGATGGCATTATGAACATTTTGTTGCACTTTGCAGAGAGTATACATACAGATATGGTAAGATACACAAAACTGAACATGTACTTGGATTGGAATTAGGATTACTACCTAAGAATATACCAGAAGGAAGTATGACACAATTTAAACTTGCTATGAAATCAAATCCAGAATGCTTTTTATCAAATCCCGTTGATTCTTATCGAGCATTTTATCAAACTAAACAAGAAAGGTTCAATATGGTTTGGACAAAACGAGATATCCCAGGATGGTTTAATTATGCCTAGTTACGATTTTGAAAATAAAGAAACTGGTGAAGTAAAAGAATATATTATGAGTTGGAAAGAACTAGATAATTTTAAAAATGATAACCCACACTTAAAACAAGTAATTCTTAAAGCTCCAGGTATTGATTACGATGGTGGAAAGGGTGTTTTAGAGAGAGCTGGAGCTGGATGGAAAGAAGTACAAGACCGGATTAAATCTGGATTACCACCAAGACTTAAGGATAATATTAAAACAAAATGAATGCTAAAAAACCATCTAGAATTCGTCTAGAACATTTAATCAAAAGAGAACCAATGACTCACGCACAGTCTGAAGTGTTTGATGGTTGGAAAGATAAGCAAAATATTGTAATGACTGGCTCAGCTGGTACAGGTAAAACCTTTATTGCTCTATACCTTGCATTGGAATCAGTTTTATCTAAAGATAATAATTATGAAAGGGTAGTAATTGTTAGATCAGCTGTACCTACTAGAGATATGGGATTTTTACCAGGTACTCAAGAAGAAAAGGAAGAAGCTTATAAGTCAATATATAAATCATTAATCGGTGATTTATTTGATGATAAAGATGCATATCAAAAATTAAATGCATTTAAACATCTAGAGTTTTTAACCACTTCATTTTTACGCGGTTTAACTATAAACAATTCAATTATTATAGTTGATGAAGCTCAGAATTGTAATTATCACGAGCTGTGTTCTATTATAACACGTATGGGAAATAATTCTAAAATTATTTTTAGTGGTGATTATCACCAATCAGATTTTACAAAACAAACAGAACAAAACGGTATCATTAATTTCGTACATATTTTAGAACACATGAAAGATTTTGATGTAATAGAATTTTCATGGAAAGATATTGTTAGAAGTGGAATGGTCAGAGATTTCTTAATGACCAAGGAAATGGTGGAAAATGCAAAACTTTAAACATGAACCAGTAGAATTAGGATATGGCGATTTAGTAGCTGAAACAAGTCCAAAGGGTAGAGTATATAAAGACCCTGAAGGAAAAGAATATCCATCTGTGACAACAGTATTAAAAATTCTATCAGAAGAAGCAATCCAAGCTTGGAGAGCTAGAGTTGGAGAAGAAGAAGCAAACAAGGTATCTTATCGAGCATCTCGAAGAGGTACAACAGTTCATACAGTTATTGAAAAGTATTTAGCTAATGATGAAAATTATTTAGAAGGCGTAATGCCAAATAACATACAAACATTTAAAGATGTTCAGCCAATTTTAGACGAATGTGTAACTAAGGTATATTCACAAGAAGCTGGTTTATATTCTAAACATTTAGGTTTAGCTGGTAGAGTAGATTTAGTTGGACAATGGAACGGAGTAGATTCTATAATAGATTGGAAAACATCTACAAAATTAAAAAAGAAAAAATGGATTGAAAATTACTTTATTCAAGCTTCAGCATATGCTATTATGTGGGAAGAAAGAACTGGTCGGCCAATAAAGCAATTAGTTATTTGTATTGCTGGAGATCAAGGCCCTCAGATTTTTATAGAAGATAGGGATAATTGGACATCAAAATTAATAGATACTATTAACGAGTATAAAAGAAGAAAACTTTTTGGGAGGTAAAATGAATTATTTATTAAAAGCTTTAATAAAAAAATTAGAAGGCGATATCGAAGTAGCAAAAGCTAATATTATGGTATATCAAAGGAATGCAGCTGGAATAGGCGAACATATTGATATAGTAGAAACCATAGAAGCTGAAGTAGCTAAAATGGCGGATGCTGAAGATAAAATAGAAACAATAAACAGACATTTTAAATAATGCTTAAATGGCTACAAAATCATGAAACAAAAGGCTCTGTTGGGATAACCTGTGGAGCCTTTGATTTACTACATGCTGGGCATATTACAATGTTAGCTGAAGCTAAAAATGAATGTGATTACCTTGTAGTTGCATTGCAAAACGATCCATCAAAAGATCGATCATCTAAAAACACACCCATACAATCTTTAGTAGAAAGACAATTACAAGTAGCAGCTGTAAGATATGTTGACGATGTTATTGTTTATAACACAGAAGAAGATTTAAAAGATGTATTTTTATCACTACCTATAGATGTTAGAATTATTGGTTCAGATTACTTAAATAAAGATTTTACGGCCAAAGATATATGCGAAGAACGCAATATACGTATAGTTTATAACACTAGAGATCACTCCTTTTCCACAACTTCCCTTCGAGAAAGAATCAAAAAAGGCTTTAAAATTAATATCTACTAGTACAGAAACATGCATGTTTTTTGCAGAAAACACTGTACATTTGTCCTAATACCTGTTACAATATCTATATAAATCAAATTAGGAGTGATTAAAATGGAAAGAATAAATTTAAATGATATAGGCCGAAAACCACAAAATGGTTTCGTAGGCAAAAGAGTAGATGGATCATCAATTGTCATAGTTGATATTGGTGATAATAAAGAACTAAAAAATCTTATGATTGATAATAAAGACTTATCATCATGGGATAAATTTTGCGATTTAATCGGCGACTTTGACCCAAGAGGTCAAGTAGATATTGATTGGCTATTTGTTAATGGAAAACCGAGGGTATTTCACTAATGGCATATGATATAAGCGATAAAATAATCCTAGTAGATTGCGATGGAGTTCTCTGTGATTGGGGATATGCATTTACGCAATGGATGCAACACACTAAAGGATTTAAAACAGTACACGATAGCAAATATAATATTGCAGAAAGGTTTGGTATACAACCATCTGAAGGTAAAAAGTTAGTTAGAGAATTTAATGATTCTGCTGCAATAGCTTTTCTACCTCCACTTAGAGATGCAGTATACTATATGAAAAGATTGAATATGCTACATGGATATAAGTTCGTGTGT